ATACTTATGCCAATCAAAGGAATATCGGAAGTACGGAGATTGCCGCGTCTTGGCAAGATCCGTCTGGGAATAAAAGCAGTTAGTCAAAAAGGTTCTGAATACCCGAAAGCCGTTGATTACTTTGTATGCAACTCTGACAAAAGTACACCGGAAGCCGCGGCGGCGGCGTTTCATGCCGTGTATGGAGACAAGCCCAAGGCAATCGACGTCATGTTTCCAGTGGAGGACCGTGATCAATTCTTTCCGCAGTTCTATCGCCGTTACGGATCCGGTACAGGTCTTCTTTGTAAAGGGGACGGCGAGCGGGCCACCGAGGTTAATCGTGAAACAGGCGAAATGACCGAAATCGAATGCCTCGGTGAAGATTGCCCCTGGGCCAAGAAAAACCCAGCTCACTGCAGACCGGTAGGCACCATTCAATTCTTACTATATAAAGTCCCGGGACTGGGAGTCTGGAACATCGACACGACAAGCTTTCACAGCATCGTTAATCTCAATAGTGCCATTGACTTTATTCGCCAGCTCACCGGCGGACGGATATCCTGGCTACCACTCAAGTTAGTACTTCGGCCGAAAGAAGTCCAAGCGGAAGGGAAAAAGAAAACCGTTTTTATCATGGACCTGGCGCACGAGGAAGTAAGGCTGGAAGATGTTTTGAAGGCATCCAAGACTTCAATATCCGGGCTATTGCTGCCATCCACAAGCGTCGAACTGCCGGCCGTCAATTACGAGGAAGCTCCGGATGATTTATATGCTCAAAGCGTGATCAGCGGAGCTCCCAAAGATGCAACTGATGCGGCTGCAGTAACATCGACCGAAGAAGAAGATACGGATCCGGTTGTTGATCCGGAAGTAATGGATGAAGAGGAAGACCCATTCCGGGAAGTGACGCTCAAAGCTATTCATGAAATCTGGGATGAACTGAAAACTCCGGAAGCAAAACGGAAAGCCATTCTGTCTAACCCTCAACTGGATCTCGCCAAGTTACTGGTTCAGCTCCAGGCTGAGCAAGGAAAACGGCAAGAAGCTAACAAGGGCAAAGGCGGCAGTACAAGCAGAAAGAATCACCAGCAGGCCGTGCAGCTTCCTGAGAAGCAAGGCGAGGCAGTTGCTAAGGCAACCGGTACGGATGGCCCCATGAAGGCATTCTTTTAGGTGATGGCTATGGGCAAATATTACAGTCATAGCCGTTTCGAACTATTTGAAACCTGCCCGGCAGCCTATAAGAAAAAGTACATTGACGAAGAGCCGGAAACGCCCTCTGCGCCATTGATCATTGGGAAGTTGATCCATCAGGTCATCCAAGAATATGACCGGCATCTACTGGACAATAAACTCCAGACAGACATCACCGAACTGGATGATATATCGCGTAGGCTTTTTTATCAGACAGCCTTAGCCCTAGGGACGGAGCGCTGGGGCGAAGTTGAAAAGATTGTCCAGACGGTCGGGGAGATGCACATATTCTACCCAGCCGTAACCGTTGGCATTGAGGAAGCCTTTGAAATCGACATGGATATGGGCGGTATTACATTCAAAGGCATCATGGATCTACTGGAGATTCAGAACAACGAGGCGACCATTGTTGACTACAAAACCGACTGGCGGGTTCGAAGTCAGACGGAAGTGAATAAGGATGCGCAATTACATAGATATGCGTTAGCTGTGCATAAATATTATCCGCAAGTTAACATATTCAAAGGCCGCCTTGAGTTTGTCCGTTCCGGCATTGTCCGGGAAATAGAAATTGATATAGCTGATATCTACAATACCGAACAGAGCATTCGGGAACTGATTAATCGTATCGAAAACGAGACGGAGTTTTCGCCTCAACCAGGCGAAGGGTGCACCTGGTGCTCCTATACGGAAACGTGCCCGGCACTAAAGAACCTCAGTAATCAAATTATTTGCGTCTCACTGGCTGACGCCGCCCAAATCGTCGGTGAACTGGCCATTCTGGAAAAGCAAGTCGCCGATCGGAAGAAAGCGCTACAGCCCTGGTGCAACAAAAACGGCAGTGTGAGCCTCAACGGTATTTCCTGGGGTTACTTTCCGTCAATTACACAGAAGATCAAAGACGCGGCCAAGTTTATCACTGTCCTGAAAGGTGCTGACATGGATCCTAGCCCCTATCTATCAGTCGATATGAAAAAGGCCAAAAAGCTGCTTAACAATGATAAGGTCGGGGTAATACTGGAACGCTTAGCGGTAAATGAGGGCAAAACGACATTCAAAAGTAAAAAACTGAGAGGAGATGATGAAGATGAAGATACGTGAGCTGTCACTCCGGAATTTTAGAAGCCATCAGGAAACCAACCTGGCGCTTGACCGGATCAATCTCTTCGTCGGCGCGAACGGCGCCGGCAAAAGTACGATTAAAAACGCGATTGAGTTCGCCTTAACCGGCAAATGCGATTACACAGACGAGCGCGGTGTTGGCGCCAACGACCTGATCTATGACGCAACCGATCAAGCTGTAGTCAGTCTAATTATTGATGATACGCGGGGAGGGGAACCAGTGAAGCTGTCCAGGATGATCCCCGGCGGCCTCTCAGTAGAAGATTGGCACGGAACGGCCACCGTCCAGCAGGAGCAGTTATACGAAGCACTGGGAGCCAAGAAAGAAGTCATCAGCGCCGTACTCAATACCAGCCGGTTCATCACCATGAGCGCCGGCGAACAGAAAAACCTGCTCTTTAGCCTGTTAGGTATGACGTTTACGAAAGAGATCATAACCGAACGTATCACCAAGGAATATGGCAAAGACGCTGCTGACGTGTTTCTCAAACATTGCGAGAAGGATATCGCCGGCGGCGCCGAGCAGTTTGACGCCCTATACAAGACTTTCTTCGAGCTCCGCAAGCTGTCAAAGAAGAAAAGCGCGGAAATCGATGCGGAATACAAACTCGAAGCAGCCAAAAAATCCGGCCTGGTTGATGGGATTTCCATCTCGGATAAGCAGGCAGTGATCAAACAACTCGAAGATTTGCGTGCCTCAAAAACACGGCTGGAGATCGAACTGGACAATGCCGGTAAAACAAATCGCCGGATAATCGCACTAAATCAGCAGAAAGCGCAGCTCGATAGAGAAGCTGTAGAAATTAGCTCTTCCCTTGCCAAGTCACAACCGGTCGATGTTTCCGGATCGGAAGCTGCTTTGGCTGATGCTAAGAACCGGCAAATAGCAGCCTGTAAAGAAAAAGATACTCATTTCAAAAAAGTGGCTCACTTGTCAGCGGATATCAACCATGCACAGGACCTGATTAAGCGGGTTAAATCGCTGAATAAAGCGTGCGTCCTTGCGCCGGACAAGCTGCCTTGCCCGAATGGAAATGAGGAGATCGCCAAGTTGGTGAAATCCCTGGAAGACGATCTGGCGCCCAAATTGACGGAGCATACTCAAGCCAAGACAGCGCTGGATGCGGTACAAGCGACCCTTGGCGTTATTGAAAAACAAATTACGGATCTAAATAAAGTAATCAGTGAAGGGAAAACGGCCAATTTTAACATCACCCGAATGCAGGACCGGCAAAAGAGTGTTCAAAACCAACTGCAGCAGATTGCAACAGAGCTTGAGCAGCTGGGGACTGAAGTGGATATCACTGAAACTGAGACCAAAATACGCACGCTGGTTCCCCGGATATCACGGGGAGAACTGGTCAAGATGCAGATCGAAACCGAAGAGCAGCGCCTGGCTGCCGTTGAAAGGCTGAAAAAACAGGCCGCAGACAAAAAGTCCGAAGTCAATGCCCTGGAAAAACTGGTGCTTGCTTTTGGTCCAAGCGGCCTAAAGCAAACTCTTTTGAAAGAGATCATCGGTCCGATCCAGGAACACGCCAACCAACGCATTGAGATGCTGACCAAAGGGGAATTCACTATCACCTTCGATATCAACGAAGACTTTCAAATTCTGGTTGCTCAGCACGGCCGGCAGCGGAAGGTTAAGGACCTCTCCCGATCAGAGCAGATGAGGATCGGTATCATCCTTCAGGACGTACTAAATTCACTCACCGGTCTTGGCCTCATGGTCATCGATGACGCCGAGGCCATGGATCCACGGAATAAAATGCTGATGATGAGTACACTGCTGCAGTTGGAGGACTATGGCACGATCATCGTCCTGGCGGCCCGGGGAGAAACCGAACCGCGTGATCCTGGCATTCCGGGCTTGGCGGTATTCCTAGTTGAAAAGGGATCCGTCCGGTCACTGAAAGGGCAGGCGAATGTGGCATGACGAGCGGTACCAACCTCTGTCCTAAGTGCAACCGGGATTACGGTCAGGTCACGAATAGCTCCGGCGATATCATCGTTTTAAAATGCTCGTGCGGACATATCTGGCAAATGCATTCCGGTACCTGTCCGAAGTGCAACGAAGCCAACGGGTACCCATTCAATGGCACCTGCCTGAAGTGCTATGAGGCACGGAAGAAGGCGGGATAAATATAAAAACAAGGGGAGGAGAAAATCCATGAATGACATTTTTGGTGATATAAGAGACTATCTTGTCCGTGAGCATTTTATTACCTCTGACGATGTAACCATGGATACCAAACTAACCGATCTTGGACTTGACTCCTTCGACAAAGTTGAAATGGTCATGGACTTAGAAGATATGTTTGAAGTGGAAATGACAGACACCGAATCACAGCAGATCATCACGATAAAAGACGCTGTCGATATCATCAAAAATAAGCGTAGGAGGATATGAAAATGGGAAGACCGCGCGGAGATAAAAAGCAAACTGTCGGCGAGAAATATTTAGTTGCTGACGATGTGGCCACCATGGCAAACAAACTCATCGATGATCATCACAGCCACCTGGTTGAGGCACGTATTAAGTATCTCTTCCGCAGCGGCGATTGGAAGGCAAAAGGGAAGACGGTCTTGGGAGAGGCGAAGCTAATCAGCGGCCTCAACCGCTTCCTTCTCGAATTAGATTTTGTGATCATGATTAATTTGGAAGTGTGGAACAAAGCAAACGCCATGCAACGGCAGGCTACCCTCGATAAATACCTGACACGCTGCAGCCAGGCTGAGGATGAGCAAGGGAACGTCAGTTGGTACATCCAGGACTATGACGTCAAGGAATATCACTCGATTATGCACCGGTACGGCGCATGGGAGTCCGATCTGGAAAAAGCGATCAAGATGATTGGGGATCATAAGCAGTTGGTATTGATCCATGATCATAATTCGAAGACCGGGACGGAAGGGTAGTAGCGCCTTATGAGCCGTGATGAGAAAATAAAAGCCTTAAATGATATGGGGATAAACATACTTGAAGACTGCCCAAGTGATTACGGTTTTTTCGATAGCAAAATTTGTTTAATAGGTGAAAATTGCACGGATTGCTGGATAAAGACTTTGGAGGGACATCCCAATGAAAGATAGAGGGGAGTGTGAGTGGGATGCCACCTAAAAAACAATACTCCGGCTCCATCGACTACTATGAGCGCAAGCTGAAAACCGTCATGGTGCGCCTAGGTATTCCGGAAAAGGATTTCAACTGGAACTATGACCGGCATGGCGGCCATGTCGAATTCCGGTACCGCGGAGAGCTTTATCGGTTCGAGCATTCGATTGAGAAAGCGAAAGCAATAAACTTAAAGCTTACATATGGCAGTGATGCTTTTGCTCAGATAGTGCTCTCACTGGAGGACCTGGCTCGGATGGTTGAACGCGGCATCTATGATCTTCAGACCTGGGTTGCCGGCATGAAGTTTTTGCCGCCGGTCCAGGAAATACCGAGCTTTTTCAAAGTGCTCCGGTTCGATCGGATTCCGGCCGGCGTCGATGACGTTCATGAGCGGTACCGGCAGCTGGCCAAGACGATGCATCCGGATAACAGCGGAAGCGCGGCAGATTTCAAACTGCTTCAGGATGCGACGGAGCAGGCTAAAAAATATTTTGGCGGAGGTCACCCGTGACTGATGGATACTAATACATTTTTGGTTTTGTTTATAGCTTTCATAACAGCAGAAACATGGTTGCCAATTTTACTAAAAGGAATAGAAAGTATTGTTAAAGCTTGGAGGTGCGGTAATAAATCATGAATCCTTATTTATCGCGCGACGAAAAGGAACATTTTATTCGATTGACCTGCCTCAGGCTAATAATTGAGCAGGCCATCGAGACATACAACGGCCTGAAGAGTACAGACAAGACGTTTCTGTCTGAGCTCAGGCATGCGCGGACCCGATTGGATAAAGCCCTTACGATACGAAGTGATGCCCTTGATAAAAGCGCCAAAGAAGATCTCATAAAATCCGTAGCCAAACTGCAACTGATGTTTTTACCTACACCTGAAGCTAAGAAGGCCCATAAGGAGATGCTGGAGCTTAAGAGCGTGCTGCCGGTAGAACTGGAGGATTTCAACGATTGGTATGAATTCGTAATCGAGAGTAGCTGCAAGGTCTGCAGTCGGCCGGATTATGAAGAATGCCCAGCCAGGCGGGTTTTATCTAAGTACGGCGTGTATCCGATAGATCCGGAAGCCGTTGGAAAGTGCCAATACAGCTATGCTGAAGGCGTGGTGGGACCGGTACCGCAACCTGATCCAGCTACTGCCGGCGATCAATCGGAGAAAGCCAACGATTTATTAAAAGAAACTACCGCCATCGAGATCGATGTCACGCCTGAACTTGCAGCTAGTTTAGAAGCGGCCGCAAAAGATCCAGGCCCTGCATCCACATTGATAGAAGGGTGGAAGCCCATTATTACGGAGCTTCTACCGGTAACCTTCGGTCTCATGAACGGCAGCAAGCTGGAATTAGATCTACCGAAACATATGGCTATAGTTCTACTCGAGGAGCTGCGGCGACCTGGTCGCCTATCCCGCGGGCTATGCGCCAGGCACGTTGACAATGAACTAATTGCTGTGGACATGCAGGAAGTCGTAGTCATGCTGGTGTCTGGCCTGGAGGACGGGGAATGGGTCAATGAACAGATCAAACCTGCAACGGAGAATCCATTTCAAGAGGACGGCGAGCGGGAGCGGTACCGGGTGGAATGCAAGTGCGGCGTAGAATACTTCTGCAGCATGAACCCCGGCCGGACGAAGGCACGCTGCCGGGACTGCAAGGCGACCGTGTTCGCCGATCGGCAGGTTGACCCGGTTACGGATCCACTGGATGGAGTAGCAGCTGTGCTAATGACTAATCGGTACTGGGTGGAAAAGACTGTGGGAGCGTAATTCTTTTACCGGACAGAAGGACAGACTTCTTCTAATATGCAGTATATCTAGTAAATATCAAATTATGCATAAAAATTCAAAATGGGAGGGCTAAAATGTTTCATACTGCTGATAAAGACAGATATATAAAACTTTTATCGGAGGTTGATCGACCGGGGATTGCAAGTCTGATCAATTACCTTGAGTACGAAACAGACTTTTTCACTGCACCGGCGAGCAGTCAGCATCATGGCGCTTGCGAGGGTGGGCTACTTGACCATTCATTGGCCGTTCACGACAATCTACTCAAGATTGGCAAGGAATTCTTCGATGATTATGATCCCTATAGCTTCGCCCTGGTCGCCTTACTCCATGATGTTTGCAAGGCCAATTTTTACAAAGTCGATTATCGCAATAAGAAAAACGAATATGGGCAATGGGATCGCGTACCATATTACGCGATCGACGACCAGTTGCCATACGGGCATGGCGAAAAATCAGTCATGATCGTTAGCCGTTTCATCCAGTTATCGATCGAAGAGCAAATGGGCATCCGCTGGCACATGTGCGGCTTTGACGACGCGGCCCGGAGCTATGGCGGCGGACAAGTACTGTCAACTGCTATGGGTAAATTCCCATTGATTACGGCTCTTCATGCAGCTGACTTGATGGCCTGCTACTTCGACGGGAAGTAGGTGTGATGGATGCAAGGTAACGTTACCTCTTTGAAAGTTCGGCTTACCAGGCGCGTAAGGTGGCTGCTCCTATTCGTGATCTGCATAAATATCATTACTGCCTTAGCGGTATCGTACATGTTTGTACAAATCGGCGATATATACCGGGCGATGACAAGCCAGGTATTAACCGATGAGATCATGGTCGAGCGAATACAGAAGCTTGAACGAATGCTGAAGCCCACGCAACCGGTTAGCCGCGGCGAAACTCGAAATCAAATCATTAGGGCAGAGGTTACAGCCTTCACGGCCGGTCCGGAGAGTACCGGTAAGCGTCCGGGTCATTCGGAATATGGCATCACGGCCAGCGGCTACAAAATCAATATTGGATCTGGGGAGCGGCTCATAGCTGCTCCTCCGGAGATCCCCTACGGTACCAAGATTTATATTCCCGGGTACGGCCTGGCGCGGGTCGCCGATCGGGGGGAAGCGATTACAGGTAATAGCTTTGACGTGTACTTTGATGATCCGGCAGAGGCCTGGGAGTGGGGTAGAAAACAACTAAATGTGATAGTCATACGGTGATGACATGATGATAGACATTGAAGAGGTCAAAGAGAAGCTCAAATTATTCTCTGATATTTGCCGATCATTCCCCGGCATGGCGACAGGAATACAGGAAGAAATACGGCAACATGAGCAAGCCATTATGGATATCGAGCATTACATCGAGTTCGAGAAACTAAGCGCTTCTACTGGTTATCGCCTAGCTCGCCAAATTAAAGACATAAGAAAGAAACGCCGGGAATTGAAAGATACACTTACTGTCATTACCCCTTTAATCTCTTTTATCGAAAAACACAAACAGGTATGGAATGAGCTCGACGGTGTACGTGGACAGATTCGAAAAGAAGCTGACCGTGTAGCCGGCGAACGAAAGTACCAGCCCAGGGTGCTATTTGAATTATACGGACAACAGGCACCTGAAACGAATGTTGGGCAGGCACTGCGAAAGACTGGTGAAAAGGGAGGGGCGAAATAAATTGGCACGGTCTAGAAACATTAAGCCCGGCTTCTTTTCAAACGACGTACTAGCAGAAATTGAACCTTTAGGCCGATTGCTATTTGCCGGATTATGGACTATTGCTGACAGAGATGGTCGCCTTGAAGACCGGCCCAAAAGAATTAAAATTGAACTTCTTCCGTATGACGACTGTGACGCGGAAGAACTTCTTCAACAGTTAGCTAGCAAGGAATTTATCATTCGATATGAGGCTAACGGTGACCGGTACATTCAAATCACAAACTTCAAAAAACATCAAAATCCTCATAAAAACGAGCGTCCAAGTGAAATTCCACCGCCACAAAAACATGCACAAGATTACTCTAATAAAAGCATTGTACTAGCACCAGAACAGCACAGTACTAATCGGGCTGATTCCTTTAACATGAATCATGATTCCCTTAACATGAATCCATTAACTGAATCCATAAACCCTGATCTGACCGAAAAATCTGTGGATAACTTATCCCCTGAGACAGGGAATGCGCCTTCGGAAGCTGGCGCGCCTGGTGTACCCGTAGGGAGCCAGGGAGAATTATCCGCAGCGCCGCAGGATAACCCGGAATTTATGAAGTTCTGGAACGCTTATCCTCGCAAGACCTCGTTGGATATCACCTTTGCAAACTGGAATATCGTCGTACTGTCTGGATGCGCGCCTCAGAACATTATCATAGCAGCCACTTTCTATGCGGCCAAGGTTCTGAAAGATGGTACACCGGAACGCTTTCAAAAGAGTTCACACAAGTTTTTATCCGAAGGCGTCTATCTCCAATACATGCCCAAAGAGGCACGCTGCCCGAGCTGCCCGGAACATCACCGGTGCAAAGGGCAGGGATGGTGGTTTACCGGTGAAGACGCAAGTGAAACAGCCGTTTGTCCCTATACAAAAAATAGCGCATGAGCGCATAAGTGGGGTGAGGCCATGCTGATGATCTTGTTGGTAGTTTTGGTGATCATCGGCCTTTACGGGATAGCCTGGTACATCGGGTATCGGGCACAGCGTAAGAAAGAAACATTTTTTGACCGGCATTGCCGCGATTGTGATATATTCAATGATCCCAACTCTGACCCTACCTACTGTTTCAGCTGCGAGAAGGAGTGATGGGATGGGTAGAGAGATTAATACAACGTGCCCGGGGTGCGCTGAAGAACTGGACTTTTACCGGATTTCTGAAACGCATAGAATCCCGATGGACGCAGTATACGATAAGGACGGGCGGGCATGGCACGAGAAATGCCTGGAGCGTGAGCGTATGAAAAGAGCATCTGTCAGTGTATCTTCAGTAGCTGAGGCCCAAAGACTTGGTATCAAGCTACCGGATAACTTACTTTGTCCGGATGGCGTGAAGTTTGTTCATAAGCCGCCTCAGGTTATAGAGCCTGAAAAGGTATCCGTCGGATTAACTCCTGTAGAGTGTATTAAGCGTGGACGGCCAATTGAGAGCTGCAGGACGATGCATATCTCAGAGTTAACCGAGGAAGATGCACGTTTCTTGCTTGCTAATAAGGTGAGCAAGATGAGACTTGGTCGGATTTACGGTAGCTATGAAGGTGTTATTAAAAAACTTAAGGAGTTTGGATTGTACGTACCCGGGAAGAGACCCCCGTTTAAGAATTTACTGGCAAAAAATAATGATCCTGGCCAGAGCCAGGAGGAGGTCGATAAATCAATGGAAAATCCGAAGCTAACCCCGGTCGAGTGCGTGAAGCAAGGATTAAAAATCATCGATGCAAAACCAATGGAGCCAACTGACTTAACGTATGATGATGCCAAGTTCCTATTGGACAAAGGCTATAAGAAAGCAGTTATTCAAAGGGCTTACGGTTTTCTAAGTGCTGCTACTTTCTATTATCACCTAGAAAAACTAGGCCTGCATGAGAAGAAAAAAACGTGCGAGCTCAACCAAATGGACGGTAAACCAGTCTTGGAAATTCATCCGGATAAAGATGCCGCAAACCTTTCGAGTGTTCAACATGTACCAGGGGCGATCACCGTTTTCCTCGCCGGCGCCGTAGATGGAATAGACCGGAAAACGGCTACCAGATGGAGAAGACAGGCTGCCCAATCATTAGCGGCTGCAAAGATACAGGTAATTGACCCTACGGATCTTATTGATCCGGATGTGCCAGATCCGATGTTCGTAGTTAACCCGAATCTAGCTAGCATCGAGACCGCCGACCTAATTCTCATCGAAATGAATACCCCGGGTTATGCCTACATCGGTACGGCCGTCGATATGAGGGAAGCCTGGCGAATGGGAAAACCCATTGTTGTATGGGGTACCCAAAACCGGGAAAGCCATTATCTTCAGTTCCACGCTACCACGATCTGCGACACACTGGAAGAAGCGATCAGCGTGATTAAGGGCCTGGCCATTGGGCTGAAATGGAATAAGGAGGCTGTGTGATGAAATCGACTGGTATTGTACGTAAGGTGGACGAACTTGGACGGGTAGTAATTCCGATGGAGCTGCGCCGTACCTTAGAGATAGGCGAAAAAGAACCATTGGAGATCTATACCGAGGGTGAAATGATTGTTCTTCGTAAGCACGTCGAGGGCTGCAGCAATTGTGACAATACGGACGTTGTTATTGACCTAGGCAAGGTTAGGCTTTGTAAGGAATGCGCGTCGGGGGCTGCGGCCGGGATTGGGGCGTGAGTTACTGATGGACTGCCCATATTGCGGTGAAGAATTGGCTTGGCATGATTACTACGGCCCTAGGGTTGATGGACGCATTCAAAAACGCGGTGACATTTATAAATGCGAAAACGAAGAATGTGATGCCTATGAGCAGCATTTCTACACCGATCAGCGAGAGGAATTACATGACGGATATCCATGTTGATGGGAGGGAGAATCGATGACATTCACTGATAGACTACTTGCCGCAGCTCGTAACGGCTTCGAAAAGAGCCCAGGCTGCCAGCTGCCAAAGTGCAAGGATTGTGACGTGAAAACCTGTAACTTTCAGGAGCTGGGCCGCCTGATCATCGAGCATGATGAGGAGATCGCCCGGAATGCTTAATAAACGAATGACCAGAAAGCAAGTTGCCCAGGATCTGGCGGCCGTTCTGGACTATAAGCTTCAGCATCCGGCCACGAAGCCGCCTATGGAATTTGGCAGGGGAAGGGTGAAAAACGTAGCCGATTGCCTGCCTTGCAAGTGCCTATATCCCGGGTGCGGTAAGACTATGGATATATTGACGCACGAGCATGCCGGGCAGCACGGTTTTAGCTCTAAGTACGAAATGATCGATGCAGGATACGTAGTCTTTTATCACAATGGGAAGGAGATAGCAATATGAACGAGATTAGCTTTATTGTGTACGGGGAGCCGGTGGCTCAGCAGCGTGCCGGCCGGCGACATTTTATCGGTACCGGTAAAGATGGTAAGCCGAGAGCTATGAGCCAGTCCTATGATCCTAAAAAGAGCGCTGCCTTCAAAGACCGGGTTTATGATGTTGCTGTAGATCATAAACCGGAAAAACCTCTGGAGGGGGCATTGATGCTGGTTATTAAGGCCTTTAAACCTATCCCGAAGTCAATGCCGAAATACAAAAGGACGCTAGCGATCGCCGGCGAGATCAAGCCGGTGACCAAGCCGGACCTGGACAATTACGTCAAGGCTATCAAGGACGCGCTGCGCGGCGTGATCTGGATAGATGATTGCCAGGTAGTGACTTGTCACAGTCACAAGCTGTTCGGGGAAATTCCCCGGGTTGAAATTATGATTAAGGCGGTGTAAGTTTCAATGCCTTGCATTTTGGGTGAGAAATGTGACTGCCAGTTTAACCAGGGAGGATGCCAGCGCACGCCACTTCATGATCATGTGATGTGCTGGAATATCTGCTGGGCTTACTCGCAGCGAATTATAAAAAAATAGGCGGGGTGAGATCCGCTTGCTAAGCGGGGTGGTGAGCAATACATGGATAAGGAACAAATCATCAAGATTGCAGTAAAAGCCGTAATGGATACCCTAAAAGACCAAGAACGTAAAGCCATGAAAGCCCGCTATGATAGACGGCTGAGGAATACAAGATTACTCCTTAAAAACTATAATTTCCTGATGGAGCATTGTAATAAATCAATTTTTAACATGGAGCAGGCGGTATCCAGTAGTGTGAAGGCGATCGATATCCTTGATGAGTTAGACTCCTGCACTAGCAAGATGTTTATTAAATCAATCAGCCAGAGTGCTGCAAGGACATTTATTATTCTCAACCACGTCCGGGAGATGCTTGAGCTGTACGAAGTTTATTGTGACCGGTCAAAGAAGGATGAGGATCGCCGGCGGTACCGAGTGATCTATTCACAATACATCGATGGCATGGAAATGGAGGCTATTGCAGAGAGGGAAGGCGTCGAGGTTAGGACGTGTTATCGTGACAGTAACGAAGCGTGCGAAAAACTAAGTTCGCTTATCTTCGGGCTTGACGGGCTTTTTGAAATGTCAAAAACATGTCAGTGACATGTCAAAATTTCCGTGGTAATATGATATTGTGAAATTAATGTAAGCATTTAACCGCTCGGATTATCCGGGCGGTTTTTAGTTGTAGAAGGAATAATTTACCTTTTGCCGAATGACGTATAAAAATGGCAGGAGGTATTTATTTATGTCTCAATTAGGAGTTGTGCATAAAAAAATATTTGATTTTATAGCTAATGAAGTTATTAATGGACATAAAGACTACTCTAAAGTTTCACCATCAAAACTTAATGTCGATCCTAGAGCGTTTCGTAAGGCATGTATTGATCTAAAGGAAGCAGGGGTAATTCACTGTAGTATGCAAGAAGGTGGAGATGATCCTCTTCCAATTTGTATTTTTGATATACATTTTACCGAGTTAACATTAAAGGAGCTTGGTATCAATCAATAAACGAGCCATTCAGCTTTTTTTGCCATCACTAATAGTCAAAGTGTGTATTGAGAAGGTATGCAGGAATATTTCCTGTAGCCTTCTCTTTTGTTTTATATAAAGCAGTGAGGTGATGATATGCCGACCGTTGAGTGTGATCAGCGTGACTGTGAGAGCTATGGCCAGCGTGATGGCATATGCATCGCCAGGCGTATTCGGTTCTCAGACAGCGAGTGTCTTACCTACAGACCGGTAGAGAAGATGATGAACGTGAGGAACCCATGCTGTCATAAGGACAGTGGCGGGAAGTACAGATCGAGCAGGACGAACTTGATGAGATAATTTTACGGGTCCTTCCAGGGTTTAAGCGGGTACGGGTCTTGCGAGCCCCGGGGGTTATTTCTGAGAAACCTATTTTTAGGGGTTGAAACTTTGAAACCTACAAAAAACAAATCAAGTCCTCCACAAAAGGACACACCGACTGAGAAGCCAGATAATTGGTGGATCCGTGGCACTGCGGAAACTTGTTACTTTTTTGGGGTAAGCGCAGAAACACTTTCAAATTGGGCAAAACGTGGTGCACCTAAGGAAGGCTATGGGAAATGGGATATAAAGAAGCTTGTAGAGTGGCAATATGGAACTGGTGCTGGAGAAAAAAGCCCTGAGGCTCGCAGGCTTACAGCTGATGCAGATTACCGTGCAGCTAAAGCCGAAAAAGAAGAACTGCAGTTGGCTGTGCTGAGAGGAGAATATGTAAGTAAAGAGGAGGTGGATAAGCAATGGACTGCAGTGGGAAATCAACTCAAAAGCAATTTACTTTTATGGTCGAGAACCATGGCGCCAGAACTTGTCCACCTAGATATGCGGTCAGCAGAGAAAGTGTTGACTGATGCAGTCTACGACCTGCTTGAACAGCTCTTCAGCACCAGCCGATACCGTAAAACAGCGAAAAAATAACATCATCGAATTCCCTTTAGCCTTCAGACTTGCGATAAAACCGCCTGACCGAATAACTGTGGCCGAATGGGCGGATAAAAATAGAGTAATGGACCTGATCAGTTCAAAACCCGGTCCATGGCGCACTGATTTTACCCCATATACCCGTGCTCCGATGGAGGCGTTCACTGATAAAGAAATAGAACGCATTATCCTAGTGTGGGGCGCGCAATCCGCAAAAACCGAATGCATTAATAACATGATTGGTTATCTGATTGACCAGGATCCAGGATCCACTGCCTTGGTTTATCCAGATGAAAAAACCTGTAAATTTTCAAGCAATAAGCGCATTCAGCCCATGATTTTGTCAACAGAGTCAATTGCAAGTAAATTCAACCAGCGGAGTAAAGAATTAGAGCTCGATTTTGACGACATGTTTATTGCGATACTTAGCGCTAATTCGATAACGCAATCTTCGTCAAGGCCGGTTCGCTACTTATTCCGGGATGAAGTTGATAAATATCAAAAATGGGTCGGCGACGAAGCCAGTGCTATGAAACTTACGGAGGAACGAACAAAGGCATTTCCGCACAATAAAAAGATCGTGGATGCCTCAACACCAGTAACCAAAAACAAAAACATTTGGCCGGCTTATTTATCGGCTGATGTCCGATACAAATATCAAGTGCCATGCCCTCACTGTAAGGCCATGCAGCCATTTGTCTTCCGACCAGACAAAAAGGGAGAACGTGGCGGGATTAAATGGCCTGAGGAGATAAAAGATAACCCCAAATTGGTTGAAGAAGTAGCCTGGTATGAATGTGCCCTTTGTGGGGAAAAAATCCATGACGGGCATAAACAGACAATGCTTCGACTTGGAGCTTGGATTCCAGAAAATAAACCAATCGGGCGAATTAGGACAGTCGCCTATCATCTCAATTCAATTTACAGCCCATTTGTCACATTTGGAAGAGTTGCCCGTGAGTTTCTGGAGTCAAAAGATACTCCAGGCGACTTAATGAACTTTATAAATTCCTGGCTCGCTGAACCATGGGAACCTAAAGCTAGTAGATTAAAATCGGATATTGTACTTGAAAAGCAGCTGGATTATGAACAAGGGCGGGTACCAGAGCAGGCTCAGTTATTGACGGTTGGCGTTGACGTACAACTCAATCACTTTTGGTGGGGCGTGCGGGCGTGGGGTCCAAGGCTTACTTCCTGGTTAGTCGATTATGGACGTGTTGAAGCCTGGGCCGAAATTGAAAATGTTATTTACAGACCTTATCCATCTACCTTGGGTGAGGTCTTTCATGTTAATCTTGCCTGTATTGACTCAGGATATAATGCAGACGAAGTATATCAGTTCTGTGCTATGAATCAGGGAATATGCCTACCGACCAAAGGTTCCTCAAAGGCGATGCGGTCTAGATACAGTGCTACTAAACTGGATAAATTCTATGGATTACTGTTATATATCTTCGATCCTAATCAGTTTAAAGATTTTATTTCCGGCCGGCTAACGGTTCCTGCCGGCGCTCCTGGTTCATGGAATGTGTACCAGGGTTGTGATCGTTTGTACGCTGATATGGTTTGCTCGGAGCAAAAAGAGGAGCGCAAAGACAAGAAAGGACGGATTACATATGAATGGCAGCCGATCAGCAGTCATTCCCAAAATCACATGCTTGACGTTGAGGTAAATTGCTCGCTGGCGGCTGAAATTGCAGGAGTAAGATACTTAGTTGAACCAGTGCCGGTTGTTGTAGAACCATCGGATAGTCGGGATTCAGTAAGAAAAAGAAATTGGATTAAAGGCAGGTAGTTATTATGGTTATAACTATTGATCAGGCTATTGAACTATTAAATCAGGCTGTTTTAACTGATAGAGAGGCGATTGCAGCCTTGATTAGTAATCGCGTTTCTTGTAATGAAGCGCTAGCTAATCACCCTACGATACAAGTAGTCGCTATCATAAATAAAACACGCGCTTGCGGAAAATCTGAACCTGGCTTGAATATTGAACGATATGAAGTTGGACTATTGGGCATTTTGAACGGTTTGTTTGGTATTGATGAAAACGGATGGGGCTTTATTGTTGCTCACTATGATGATAGTGGCACCCTGCTTGGTTTTAAGAAGCGGTAAGTAAGTTGCGAAGGAGGTGATAAAAAGCATGGAAACTATACAGGAACAACTAACCCGTGTACAGTCAGCAATCGCTGCCATTGAATCCGGGGCCCAGGAATATGGAATTGGCAGTCGCAGGGTTACTAAAGCGGATTTGAAAGTACTGTATGATCGTGAAGCCAGCTTAAAGCAACAATTGGCGTTTGAATCCATCGGCACAACCAGGGCATATGCCAGGTGGCCTACGCGGTAGGAGGTAACAATGAATTTTATAGACAAAATCATTTCCGTCGTATCACCGCGCTGGGCCTATGAGCGTGAAGCCTACCGCCAGGCGACAGGAGTCTTGCGCAATTATGATGCAGCGCGAATGGACAGACTGGGTTCAGGCTGGGCAGCGGCTGGAGGAACGGCAGAACACATTGACCGTCCCTATCGTGAGCGCCTTTTACGCCGGGCCCGTGATCTTGAACGGAATAATGATATTGCCAAGAGCGTCATTCTTGCTTTCGAGCGTAACGTTGTTGGTCGTGGGTTTCGTATACAGGCTCGGGTAAAAAAGAAAAATGGCGAAGATGATGAGAGAACAAACAATGCCATTGAAAAAGCCTGGAGGAAATGGTGTCGCCATAAAAATTGTGACGTTACCGGTCAGTCATCGTTTAACGAAATGCTGAAATTGCTAATACGGCGCCGTATCGTAGACGGTGAAATCTTTATTATTAAAACCTATGATGGTAGCGCTAAATTTCCATTCCAAATTCAGCTGGTAGAAGCGGATCAGTTAGATACATCGAGACAGTACGGTGAAAACGGAAATTTGGTAAAATCCGGAGTGGAGGTCAATAAGGTTAATAAACCAGTAGCCTATTGGCTTTACGAAACTCTTCCGGATGGGTATTTTGCAGTTAATTCTGTTCGAATACCAGCTGATCGCGTAATTCACCTTTTCAGTAAGACACGAGCAACGCAAGTTCGCGGCATTTCAGAACTAGCCAGTTCTATGGACTCAATCCGGGACACCGGCGAGTGTTTGGAAGCGGAACGGGTAAAAGCAAGAATTGCCGCTTGCTTATCGATGTTCGTTAAATCTGCCCCGGGTACCTCAAACCCATATGCTAAAATGCAGCGTATGCCGGTAGAGGGCCAAAAAAATCCGAAACGTGTCGATACAATTGAGCCGGGAATGATTGAATATTTACAGCCCGGTGAAGAAATCGAAGTAGTAAACCCTGGCAATATACCCACGAATACGAAAGAGTTTGTGGAACAACAACAGAGGCTTGTCGGTGCCGGGCAGGGCCTCAGCTATGAAATGACCAGCCGGGACGTATCAAAAGTAACATATTCATCGGCGCGGCAAGGATTACTGGAGGACCGGAAAACCTTTGAGCCAATTCAGGATTATTTGATTGAGCATGCCTGCATTGAAATTTATACTGAATTTCTGACTAGTGCAGTTTTAGCGGGAGAGGTAGAAATTAAAGATTTCTGGTCTGACAAAGATCGGTATCTGGAACATGTTTGGATCCCTCCCGGTTGGACCTGGATTGACCCTTTAAAGGACGTCAAAGCCAGCGGAACGGAAGTCGATTCCAATTTTGCCACGCTTGAAGAAAAATGCGCTGAGCAAGGTAAGGATTGGAAGGAGGTTGTTGATCAAAGAGCAAGAGAAATTAAGTACTTAAAAACTAAAATAGGGAGTGATCGCGTTGCCAATGAGGGCGGAGGAAATAAAAAAGCGCCGGCAGCAGGAGCAAGGGACGAAGCAGTATCGATATCTTGAGCTTATTGACATGCGGGCGGTTGACAGCGAAGACGGCGTATATGAATTTAGTTTTTCCAGTGAAACACCGGTACCGCGCTGGTGGGGAACAGAAATACTGGGTCACGATCCGGGCGAACCAAAGTTAGAGCGACTGAAAACAGTAGGCTCTTTTTTATTTGCCCATGGTCGGGATCCCAACTATGGGTTGGTGCCGATCGGCCCTATTTTGGATGCATGGCTGGATGAAGCAGCCCGTAAATGCCGAGTAAAAGTCCGGTTTGACGACGATGAAAACGCCAAGACCATCAAAGACAAAGTGGACAATAAGTCTCTGAAAGGCGTTTCTATGGGCTATAGAACCAATGCCTATACTGTCGTGGAACCGGGGAAAACGGTTCGAGGCTTTATTGGGCCGTGCGAGATTGCTATTGACTGGGAACCGCTTGAAGTGAGCTTGGAACCGGTGGCGGCTGATCCAAATGTTGGAATCGGGCGGTCCGTTGAGGCAGACGAAACAGACATAGCGGGAATTGTTACGGATATTCTGAAAAACGATGCTAATATCCGGTCATTGCTGCAACCATCGACAGTTTCGTCAGTAGTTGTAACGGTTCCTAACAAAACGGAAACCGAAAATAATGAAACAAGGAGTGATCAACCCGTGGGAGAGACTAATACCACTCAAACCCCTGAAGAAATCAGAGCGCAGGAAATGCAAAGGGCACTAGAAATCACTGATCTGTGCCGTAATTTTTCCCACCTTAACTTGGATGTTTCCGAATTCATCCGGTCAAAAGCCACGGTTGCCGACGTTAATAAAGAAATTGTGCAACGACTGGCAAAACATAATACGCCAGTCGGCACATCGGCTGTCGAAGTAGGACAAGAAGAAGTTGATAAGTTCCGTGCCGCTGCTGTCGATGCGATGGCCTTTCGTGCAGGATTAAACGTTGAAAAACCGGCTGCAGGCTTTGAAGGCCTTCGGGGCATGAGCATGATTGACCTAGCGCGTGAATGCTATCAGCGTACACATGGAAAGGCTTTCCGTGGATATGACCGCAAAGAACTGGTCAGATCGGTTATCTCTTCTTCGGATTTCTCCAATATCTTGGCGAATGTGGCTAATAAATCCCTTATGACCGCCTACCAGACGGCTCCGACCACTTATCAGCACTGGACCAAACGCGGCAACCTGAATGATTACAAACCTGCACTACGCGTTCAGGTTAGTGAGGCTCCCCTGCTCCGGAAGGTTGGAAAAGGCGGGGAATATAAATATGTGGCGATGTCCGATGCGGGTGAATACATTCAACTCGAAAAATACGGTGAATTGTTCAGCTTGACCCGGGAAGACATTATTAATGACGACTTGCAGGCACTGACAGATATTCCGACTAAATTCGGTGCAGCTTCTCGTCTGACCATTAACTATTCCGTTTACTCCATTCTTAACGGCAATCCGAAAATGGCGGACGGAAATAACCTGTTCAGTGCCGCTCATGCCAACATTGAGGCTACGACCAAGACTGCCCCTAGCAAGGATGCTTTTAAAGCTGCATACACTGCTATGGCCAAGCAAAAGGGGCTGCAGAAAAAAGATGCGGTACCGCTCAATATTACGCCGGCGTTTTGGATCGGACCGGTAGCGCTGCAATTTGACGCCTTGCAACTTGTTAAGTCGGCTGTTGATGTCGGCGCCAATAACGCGGCAACGAACGTATTTCAGAATCTGCTGACGGTCGTCGCCGATGCACAGTTGGATGCGGTAGATCCGGATGCGTACTACTTCGCAACTGCTCCTGGTTTTATTGATACAGTGGAAGTTGCATTTCTTAATGGAGTCGATGCCCCCTACATTGAAACCCAGCCTGGTTTTGAAGTGGACGGTATCACATACAAAGTACGCAGCGAGTTTGCTACAAAAGCCCTTGATTTCCGTGGTATGTACAAAAACCCTGGCAAATAAATGCCAGGGTTACTAATTTGAATTGGAGGTATAGCGAATGGCTAGACAAGGTGTGTTTCAACAACAAGGTGATATCATTGATTTCCTGAATACTGGTGAGGATACAATAGCGGCTGGGCAAGTAGTTCCTCTTGTTTCACGGATTGGATTCGCCGTCACTGATATTGCCCCTGGTGCCATTGGCGGCGTTGCAGTAAAAGGCGTATTTAGTGATGTTCCATCAGACAACACGGCTGCTTTTGATGCCGGCGATACGCTGTATTGGGATGTAACGGCGAATAAACTAACCAAAACAGCAACAGATAATACGCCGACCGGTGGATGGAGCGTATCTGGTAAGTTGTTAGCTGGTACGGTATCTGTCATCAAATTGGTGGGCTAATATGGGGCTTAAAGAGATGATTGAGGAAGACATAAGAAATGTCTTCCTCACTGTCAATGAAAATGCCGACAAGCATAACATCAATGGCCAACTAACCGATTGCATCGTCGATGAGGATATATCAAAAAGACGAAGTAATCGGCAAAGTGAAAACTTCGATGGCATATACCAGCGCCAACTGACGATTTTTGTGAGTGAAGCGGACTTGGGCTACCGTCCGGAACGAGATCAAAAAATGACAGTAGACGGGGAATGGTATCAGGTCATTGATTGCGCGTCTTCTGGCGGCATGCTGGAAATCGAACTGGGGGCGAACCGGGCATGATTGATATTAGTGCAGATCGAATAGAGTTGTCACGGATGATGCTGGGGCATATTCCGGGAGCACTACCGAAAGTTTTGTCAAGAACAATTAACCGGGCAGTTACAGGTGCGCGGGCAGATGCTACAAGGCAGGCAAAGGCGGAATATACAGTTTCTGCGGGAACAATAAGAAATGCTATAGGAAAACCACGGCTATCAAATGTTAGTAACTTGACTGCATCGATTAGAGCGCGTGGGGGAACTGTGCCGCTGTCATCGTTCAAGATTACTCCATCCAAGCCTCTTAAACGACGGAGTGCTAGCGCACTTCAAGCGATAGTTAAACCCGGAAGTGGAGGGACAATTAAAGGGGCTTTTGTGGCACGAATGAAAGAAGTGGGCTTTGGAGGAACCCGGAGGGCGCTAGAATCAGAGGAAGGGCATGTCGGAGTATTTGTACGCCAAAAGGGGAAGTTCATGAGGGGGCAGGGACCTCGACCTAAAAAACGGGGGAGCGGAAACACAAAAGGACGCGAAGCAATTAAGGAAATATATGGTCCTTCCGTTGCGCAAATGCTTGGAAATCCAACTGTTAATAAATATATTGAAGATGGCATTAACCAGCGTATAGATAGCCGATTAAGCCATGAAATCAACCGGATCTTGCGAGGTGTTGGCCGATGAGTACGCCTTTAATTCTTGTTGATGAGCTTTGCAAG